GGTTATCAAGAACAACAAGCGTCTCAAGTCTGCGTTTCACACGAGGAAGCCTAACAGGAACACCCATCGTGTAGCTCTCGACGAACTTGATACATTCTTGGAACTCGTGGATGAAGCCATGGATGCCATGAATGACACGAGAATTGAACTCGAAAGGACCCAAGAGAAGCTTTATGAGCTCTATGATTTTTGTGGAGAAGTTCCATTTGATGAGAGTTGTGATTATTAAAGATTTGAACGGATAGATATCTATAATGCAAAAGGTTCTCGATCATGGATTCGTTCGTCTCGTGGATCACATGCCTCAAAAAGACTTGGATTCGTCGATCGTCCAATCAGCTCGAGTCTCCTACGGTGACGGTACCAAAACCTCTCGTGGAGACCGTGGTCTCATCCGTTATCTCTTACGTCATTGGCACACAACCCCTTTTGAAATGGTCGACTTCAAATTTCACATCAAAATGCCCATATACATCGCCAGACAACATCTTAGACACCGCACCGCCAGTGTGAATGAGTTGTCTGCTCGGTATTCAGTGGTTCCCAAGGAATACTACGAACCCGATACGTACCGTGGTCAGTCCCAGGTGAATCATCAGGGTTCTGAGGGTGTCGTTGAACTTAAGGGTGACCTCGACAACAAAGTGGCTCAGCAGCTGAGTCAGTCTTTTGATGTCTATGAGGAACTCTTGGAGAATGGTGCCTGTCGCGAACAGGCTCGTGGTACCCTCCCTCAATCGACCTACACCGAATTTTACTGGAAAATTAACCTACACAACCTCCTCCACTACCTCCACCTCCGCATGGATGCCCATGCCCAACAGGAAATTCGAGACTATGCCACAGCCATCTTCGACCTCGTGAAGCCTCTCGTCCCCATTACTATGGAGGCGTTCATGGACTTCAGGGTGAATGCGATGCAGTTGACTGGCCCCGAGATTGAGGCTTTAGCCACCGGGAAGGAGATTGAGTCTCCGGGGGAGCGTCGCGAGTTTCAGGAGAAGTTAGGGCGTTTGAACTTAAAAATAAAATCCCCGGAATGAGTACCTTACAAGATGAACAAAATGTGCGCTATCAACCCAAACCCGACCCTGTGTCTATTCGAAGTGTCTCGACGTCCTGTGCTTGCCCGTAAACTGGGGTATGTTCAGGTGATTGAACACCCCAAGAAGAAAGAAACACCAGCACCTAACTATAAAGATACGGCAGCAGCGAAGATGGAAGAAGCTCGCCAGCCTCGTCGTGTCGCCAGACTGAAGAAACTTAAGAATTTAAATGTCGATACAAAGTAAATGCTTGCCATTACAAACACGATGACTGTATTCGCTGCCGAGAAGAGGAACAAGGGGTTCAAGAGGCTGAGTAAGAAGATCCAGAAGGAACGTGACACGGACGTGGAAAAGATCAAAGAGAAGTTCTCTGATATTTTCCGTGATGAACAGCGTCGTCTGAAGGGGTACTTTGAGGAGCATAACAGGCTAATCAAGAAGGATGATAAGCCCAATAAGAGTGGCAAAAAGTCTATCGACTTTTACGAAAAGTAAACCACAGGGTACAGGAAACAAAAAACATTGCCAAAGGTGGATTGTCACCGAATCTCTCAGCCAATAGAGCACACACCACGCTGTATTGGACGAGTCTAATTTCCTGTTGTGTTTTGACCATCGACCGTTTCATAGACCCTCTCGACTTCTGAAGACCTGACACGGCTGTATTTATCTTACTGATGGTTCCGGGTATTTCTGTCGTTTTCATGAATATGTCTCCAACATCCACAGACTCTATGATTTGTTGTTGGATGAGGGGTTCCAGGTAGGTGAAATAGTTGAAATCCGGGTCCAGTTTGAGACAAATACCCTCGATCGTCGAAAAGGCTTTGGCGAGGTACACGAAACTACTGGGAACGACAAACGGTTTCTCGACAGCAAGTTGTGCGGCGAGATCATCATTCACGATTCCAGAACCATCTAGGGTTTCCAGGTATCCCAGTATAGTTTCAAAGAACAGTTCAATATCTGAAACATCCGAAGAAGTTGGAACGATCACACCCAACTTGACTAAAGTATCAACTATACCAGTGGTGTCTCTCATGATTATGAAACCAAAGAGTTTAGTGAACCCATCTCGGAGTTCTTCTGATAGTGGTACAAGTAGACCGAAGTCATAAAATACAAGTTTCCCCTTTGACGAGAACCCAAGATTCCCCGGGTGTGGATCAGCGTGGAAGAGGCCGTTATCCATAGTTTGAATGACATATGAGTTGATGAGAGCTTCACAAATCTTCTTCTTGTTCACTCGTTTGTCTGTAATCTCAGTTAATTTGGTGGAGGGTACATATTCCATAACAATCATCTCATCGTTCGAATACTTTTTATAGATCCTAGGAACCTTTACCCAATCAACTTCTTTCATACTCTTTCGAAACTCGAGGGCATTCTCAATCTCCTGCTTGTAGTCCGCTTCACCCAATAGGTACTCGATGGACTCATCGAGGACTCTCCCTGAACTATTCCCCGTGTCGATACCCACCCGCTCTAAAAAGTGTACAATGTCGCGTATATTGTCGGTATCCTCTTTCATGATATCCAGGATCCCCGGACGCTTTAATTTTACAACAACTTTTTGACCGTTTTGGAGTACGGCCATATGGACCTGGCCGATACTCGCGGATTTAAATGGTACAGGGTCAAATTCCTTGAAAATATCGTAGTCTACAATGGTATCGAATTCCACGGGAGGGACGTCATCTTGTAATGATTCCAACTCTTTTGTAAATTCTGGTGGATAGAGATCCCCTCTCGTCGAAGCGATTTGACCTAATTTTACAAAGGTTGGTCCAAGTTCGAGGAGTTCCTCCTTTGTCCAGCGACCAAGTTCTGATTTATTTTGTACAGTAGCATTCTTCCATAGGAACTTACCAGCAAACTTCCAGGTTTTCAACTTCCTACTTGGAACTTTGACTGGTACATGTTGAGCAACACATAACATTCTATTGTACGTGAAGTTTTTATTCTTAAGTAAAACTAACAATGTGGCAGGTATTTGTTATTCTGTATGTATCGTATCTCGTATTGGGTCCTCACTGGATAGCGAATAGTGTCCAGGGTAAGAAACTTGCCATCGTCGATACACCACGCGAGTTCTTACGACGATCCATATTCATATCATATGTAGCTCTTCTCTACGTCGCTTGGTTTCTATGGAAGCCTACACAGTCATCCTTCACCAATGCACTCATATTAAGTGGTGCTGCAACACTTGGTTTCTATCTCAAGTATGGACGAGAGGTAGTACCCATGCACATACTTCTCAACCTCTTTGTCCTGTATAGGGGTAGGGGGTACATGGATTTACAGACATGGCTGACCTTGGTACTACTGGTGTTCTATGCAGCGACACGGGATATTTTATATCTACCCTAATAGTAGAATGAAGATTCACATCGTCGGTGCGGGTCCTACGGGTATGTCCATCGCGTGGGAACTTAAAAAATTCACAGATCATGAAGTGTTCGTCTACGACAAAAAACTTTCAGCAGGTGGGTCGTGGTGGGAACCTTCCGTAGATACAAGAGATATGCATGCTCATCGAATCGTATTCGATCGTGCCTTCATCAACACGAAGAGTTTGTTCAAGGAGATGGGCATCAAGTGGGATGACATCTTTGAAAAGGTGGAAACGAAGAATGGTGACATCATCCGTGAACACCTGTCAGCCAAGGACTACATGACCCTCGCGGGGTTGGCCATCAAGGTGCTGACCTTGCCATGGAAGTACAAAAAGATGTCACTCAAGGATGCCGTCGGAGAACTTTCTGAAAAGGGGCAGAAACTTTTAGAAGCTGTGACACTCATCATCGATGGTGTGACTTGGGATGTCATGACAGCCTACGAGTTTGTCAAAAGTTTCGATCACGTCGGACTTTCTTCGCCCTATACACAAAAAGTTTCCGGAAAGGTGATGTGCGACGCGATGCAACAGGCACTCATCGACAAGGGTGTTAGCTTTCAATTTGGTTCAGAACTTCAAGATGTCATCTATCTCGACAATGGCTTCGCCGCCCAGTTCAAGAGTGGGATGGTTGTCAAGGAAGGGCTTTTGATTCTAGCCGTTGACAATACTCCGGCCCTTCAACTCATGAAGAACAATTGGGGTGAAGAAGCCAAGGAGAAGGTTGGTCCCAGTACCTATGGTGCCATCAATGTCATACTGGAGTACAACGAAGAGATGGATATACCCAGCGACTTACAGTATGTGCTGGATACGGAACTTCGACTTCAACCCATCGTCCTTCCAGACAAGAAGACAATATCTTGTGTCATCTGTAACATCACGGAAGAAATCGTACAGATGGATCAAGAGAAGTTGGTCGAAAAGGTCATCGACCAACTCGGTCTCGTACAACCAAAAGAAATCCGCATCGGATGGGGAGCCTCATGGGAAGGTACCCAATGGGTCTTTGATCAGTCGTCGGGTGTCTTGAACCCTAACGGACAACTTCCATTCTTTGGAAAATCCAAAAAGGTTGCCATGTGCGGAATGATGTCCCCTAGAAACACACCCTACTCGAGCATCGAAGCAGCCATCGAAGTAGGACGATCGTTCTGTCACAAACAATTCGGAACTCGTCGACCCTACGAACCCTTCATGATTACACACATCATCATATTGCTTATAGTTTTACTTATCCTATTGGTATATAGAAGAAGGTCATGAAGTTCGTAGCCAAAGTTCATGAACCCATGTATGACTTCAATGACAAAAAGTACATCAGGTTCATCATTCCCGATAAAGTCGCAGAGATCATCGAACGTATGCATACATCGAAGAGGTATCTACTCGTCAACAAAAGGGTCGATGATCCACTCGATGGTCGAGTTCTCACCGTAAAGGTTCCGTTCCGATATAGGAGGGTGATGTGTGAAGTCAAGGGACGTCCCATTCAATCTCTTATAAGGGGTGACGAAGTCAATGTTGACATAAACTTCAAGGGTGTATGGAATGTGGGTGATCACTCAGGCTTTTCTTGGGTACTCTCATCCTGTTCAGTGGGGTCTTGAGGAAGATCAATTGTCGTCAGACCACCCTTCTTGAAGCCTTCGAAAGTCTGGAGCATACCCTGAAGCCTGAAAACTTCCTGGGTCAGTTGTTCAATGTTCATGCGAAGCTTCTTAATATTTTCTTCAACGTCGACAACAGGCATTTACTCATTTAAAGTTTGTCCCCTTTAAATAAGTAATTCATGGCGGTCCTCACAAGGACTGGACTTATCCTAGAGAGTCCAACACCAGAAATTAAAAAGGAACTTACGGTAAGGCCACTCGTGAACAATGAATACGGATTTCCTCCGCCACCTTTCAAAGTTTACCGAACAGCTAAGAGTGGAATCTGCGTTCCAAGATTCTACGGAACTGATGTGCCTACACAAGATAAAAGACCAGCTCCCACCAAAACCGGAATCAAGTTTACCGGAAAGCTCAGAGACGCAACGCACCAGAACGAAGCACATGCGGCAGCAATTCGAGCAGGCCATGGCGTCCTTTCTTTACCATGTGGCTATGGGAAGACGACGGTATCCTTGGCCATAGCGTGTACACTCGGATACAGAACGATGATCATTGTCCATAAACAGTTTCTGGCTGATCAATGGCGTGAACGTATCAAACAGTTTTGTCCAGGAGCAACCATCGGTGTTGTTCAACAAAATAAAAAGGAAGTCGAATGCGACTTTGTCATCGCGATGCTCCAATCATTGTCTCTCAAAGAGTATTCCTTCAGTGATTTTGATAGTATCGGTACGGTCATTGTGGATGAAGCTCATCACATCTGTGCTAAGGTCTTTAGTCAAAGTCTCTTCAAGATGTGTCCTCGTCATATCTTTGGCCTGTCCGCAACACCTGTCCGAAAGGATGGTCTAAGCAAGGTGCTTCATTGGTTCATGGGTCCAACATTTTTCGCAGTTGAACGCCAGAATCAAGAACAAGTTGAAGTTTTTTCCGTTCAATATGAGTGTCCAATGTTTAAAAACCCACCACCCTGTACACGAAATGGACAATTGTCACTTGTCAACATGATCACGGAACTTGTCGAACATAGAGATCGTAACAAGATGCTCGTCAGTCTAGTAAAAAAGGCTTCACAGGGGACCAGGCAACTCCTGGTACTAAGCGATCGACGACAACATTGTGAATTTCTCCATCAGTGTTTTCCGAAAAGTTCAGGTCTCTACATGGGGGGTATGAAAGAAGCTGATCTCGAAGCATCATCGAAGAAGAAGATCATCTTCGCAACTTTCAGTCAAGCCCACGAAGGTTTGGACATTCCAACTCTTGATACAGTCATATTGGCTACTCCCAAGTCTGACATTCAACAGTCTATAGGACGTGTCATGAGAGAGACACCCGGTAAGAATAACAATCCACACATCTATGACATCGTCGACCACTGGTCTATACTGTTTGCCATGTACAAGAAAAGATTGCGAGTCTATAAACAAGGTGGTTTCAAAATCGACGCAGTCGAGGACAAGGAAGAAGTGAACCCGTTTCAGGGTAAGTGTCAATTTTTATAATCTACACATCTAATAGATATGTCTGGTGCACTCATTCAACTTGTTTCCAAGGGTGCTCAAGATGTCTATTACATGAGTGGTGAAGGAACCTCCCTTTTCACGTCAAAGTATACGAGACATACAAACTTTGCTCAGGCTCCTAAACTCATTAAAGAGTTTTCACTGGCTGAAGATTCGTGTGTCATTCCCACGAATGGTGATCTACTCACAGGTCTATGGTTTGAAGGTACGAACCTCGTTGAAGGGTTCCAGGGTTCGACGATTGATCTGTACATCGGTGGTCAACGAGTCGATTCTCAACCCTTTGACTTTATGAGTGACGTTTATCAGAATTACCTTGCAGATACCTACACAAAGTCTCAGGAGATTAACAATAAGTGTTCCGTCAACAACACGAACTTTATCCCATTGACCTTCTTTTTCAACAACAAAAGTTCCTACATTCCCATGGTGGCTCTTCAATATCATCAGGTGGAAGTACGAGTAAACTTCCAACAGAATATGGACATACCCTTTTCCGCTAAGCTGTATGGTAACTACGTATACTTGGATGCTCCAGAACGGAAACGATTTACATCGACCAAATTGGATTTCATCATCACACAAACACAGACGATCAAGGAGAAGCTCACACCAGGCTACAATGACTATGATCTTTCTCAATTCAATCACCCAGTAAAGTCACTCTTCTTTGGGATACCCACAAAATCCAGTAACGTGATCGAAGATCGATTCACCTTTGACTCTGCCGATATTTTGTTGAACGGTACACATCTTTTCGAGGCTATGACACCGACCTATTTTCACACAGTACAAAACTATTTTCATTCCGACTTTGGTATTTCTGCATTTCATGAATTGTACAACACACCGTTCTATACTCGGTACTATGCATACCATTTCTGTACGAACGCTTCAGACTATAAGTCTACCGGTTCATGTAACTTCAGTCGTTTAGATAATGCCCGGCTACAGGTTCGCGATGCTGTTCTCGGTACTGAGCGAACAGGTGAAGACATTCGTGTTTATGCTGTGAACTATAACGTGCTGCGTATCCAGGACGGAATGGCCGGAATTTTATTCGGAAACTAATATAGTAAACCATGGTTGGTAAAACACCCCAAGTTCGAGAAATCGTCTACAACGTTCTCGATGATAGCGGTGAACGAACGGTCATCGCCAAGGGTGCTACGACGGTCGATGTTGGTGACACGGGGGAACTCTTCACGAGAACGTCAAATTTAGAAGCTTTCACTACCAACAACTTCTCGAACATCACTGTCGCACAGAGTAATATCCTACAATTGGAGAACTTTTTGGGGGGTGTAATTGTCGGGGGTGGTATACAAAATATTTATAGCCCACTTCTCCTGACGTTACAAAGTGATCACGCTGACAATGTTGACCGTATCGAAGTACTTGAAGAAGTACACCTTTCCAACAGTATCATCGTGTCGAACAATTTTTCGAATATAACCGTCTTACAGGAAATCATAGATTCTAATATTGGGCGCATCGATGGTGTAGTCGCAGACCAGTTGTCTAATGCTGTTATCCTTAGTGGTACATTTTCGAACGTTTCAAACATACAAACTGAATTACTGTCAAATGTTGGGCGTATCGAAGAATTGGAAGCTAATATTGGTGCGATTGTTAATTATGGTGACATTACCTCGTTACAAGCCACTGTCACGGATTTAAGTGATAGGGTAACCAGTACTATTGTTCGGGTCGGTGAAGATGCGGGAACTGGTGCACCAGGTGGTACGTCTGTTTCTATAGGAAATAACACGGGGACTAATATAGGTAACAACTCCATCGCGATCGGTGCTCAGGCACAGAATTTAACGGATTCCGTAGAAGGTAACCAGACTCTTAATTCTATAGTCATAAACGCCACAGGGCAGATATTGAAATCAACTAGACGAGATACACTCGTTATTGCACCCATACAAACTGATGATAGTAACACAATCAACATCATGGGCTACAACGATCTGACCAAGGAAGTTGTACAGTCTACTCTTCTACGAGGCATCGACGGGAACGTCCACGCGACGACCAACATCAGTGTCAACAATGATACGATCCTGTTTGAGACCAACGGTAACGGTTCGTTTGGCGGTGACATCGAAATTGCAGGAACTGTGGAAGTGGGTGGAACGTCTTCGTTTACGGGTGCTATGCAGGTAGACGATACCTTAGAAATTGCGGACACGTCGTCCTTCGGTGGTGACATGACCATCGATGCGAATGCCTTTGTGTACGGTCAGAGTTTCGCCATATGGAATGGTCCCGCAGTCAAGATCAAACTTCATAATGACGGAACTGGATCTTTCTTAAGCGATGTAGATATTGGTGGAAATCTAGAAGTTGGTGGAACGTCTTCGTTTACGGGTGCTATGCAGGTAGACGACACCTTAGAAATTGCGGATACGTCATCCTTCGGTGGTGACATGACCATCGATGCGAACGCCTTCGTATACGGCCAGAGTTTTGCGATGTATGACGGTACAGCTGAAAACGTATACATCCACAACGATGGTAACGCTTCGTTCGCGGAGGCTATTACAGCGAAAAATATCAATTGTAATGAGACCCTTGACGTTTTTGATTCGTTTCGGATGGTGGATGGTTCAACTGCAAAAGCAACCATCAACAAAATAGGTCAGTCTTCCTTCGCTGGTAAGATGCAGATTCAAGATGAACTCGTCGTTGAAGGTCATTCTTCATTTTTTGGTAGTGTTGAAGTTGCTTCGGGTACCGCGTCATTCGGTGGACCCGTTATCGTGAATAGCACGTCGAGCTTCACCGGTGTAGCGAATTTCGAAGATGACATTTCCATGACCGGTGAGAGTTTCAAGATGTTTGATGGTACAACTGAAAACATCTACATCCGTAACGATGGGAACGCCTCGTTCGCGGAGGCTATTACCGCGAGTAATATCAACTGTGACCATACCCTCGACGTTTTTAACTCGTTTCGGATGGTGGATGGTTCAACTTCAAATGTAACCATCAACAATCTAGGTCAGTCTTCCTTCGCCGGTGAGATGCAGATTAACAACACTCTAGATGTGGATGGTACAATGACGATCGGAACTGACACTGTAACTATAGACCCGTCGGCTATCGAAGAGGTGGTCGTACAGGGGGGTATTTATATAAGGAATGGAACCGGACCTGAATATCTTAATGCATTTATAACACAGGATGGTGAAGGCTTTTTTAAAGCTGGTTTAAGTACTAATGGCGGCCTTACTGCAAAGGGGAACCTTAATATAAAAAACACAGACGACGATGTAAAAGCTACTATATCGGTGTCTGACGGAAACGCCAGTTTTGCAGGAACCATGCAAGTTGATAGTACATTAACAACGGGAAGTAACGCATCTTTCGGTGGGACTTTAAAGGCTTCTGGTGTATTAACAACGGGAAGTAACGCATCTTTCGGTGGGACTTTAAAGGCTTCTGGTGTATTAACAACGGGAAGTAA